CGGAGTGGGTAATTCCCAGCAGAATATCTCTTGCTTATTGTACCCTAAAGGTACACAATGTCTTCCATGGGTAGCACAGAGGGTGCAGCCCGAACCCGAAAGGAAGACGAATGCAGAAAGAGAGAGAGGAACTGGAGCTTGAGAAACTGCAAGCTGAGGTTCACAAGCTGGCCGCCGAGACGCGAAAGCTGATCGCCGAGACCAACAAGATGAAGCGGGAAACAACGTTTTACCCGTTTGTAGCGGCAGGAGGGATAGTCACAGTGATCGTTACCGCCGCCGCCTTCATCCACAAGTTCTAAGCAAAGGCCCCGAGCGATCGGGGCCACTGCCTAACGGGTCTTGAGATTTATCAGGATTCGAGCGACAGTTATCACACAGGGTCTGCAACGGCATGACCCGGCATCCCAGACGAGGAAGACCATGAGCCACGATCAAGTCATAAAGCAAATGCGGGAAGACCTTGAGCAACTTGGCAATGAGGTCCGTAATGGGCCACGCCACGAAGCTCGAAGCATGCTGGTCTCTGCGGCCGCCGGCGCGGCGTTCGCCCTCGCCGTATTCTGGGTAGCCTTCAAGTTCTTCGCCTGACTGATCACCAGCCCCGCATTAGACGGGGCATTCGGACGCTCAATGAAACGTATCCAACGCTATGACCCTCCATCCGTAGGCGACTTGGCTCGCCTCAAAGAAGAACTCGAATTCACCAGTTCACAGATGGCTGACCTGGCAGGACTTGCCCAGGGCGCCCAGTGGCGTAAATACACTGGCGGCGTCCAGCCACGTGAACTGAGCCAGCACATGCACTTTTACATGGCTGCGCTACTCACGCTCTCCGAGGCTGAGCTGGGGAAGGTGATTGACCGCATGCGTTCACAAGGTGCAGAGGTCGAGTTAGGTCCGCTGCCTGCCGGACGGCCTTCAAAGCTATCTGAATAGCCCGTCAATGCGGGATCATTGCGTGGCATGAATTCAGATCCGTCCTTTCGAGTACCGATTCAAGGCCGTTATGAATGCGAGCAGGCCAATACCTTCATGCGACAACATTGGATCGATAGTTTTGTGGCGGCTAATACCTGCCATGAACGTATGACAGCTGCCTCAATACCGACCTTCGCTGCTTCACTCGCAACATTGCGGGTCGGTAACTGCTCTGTGTCATAAAGTGAGGTCGCTCCGTGATACGTATCCAATCTTCCGGCTTGGCAGACAATCTCGCCGAGCTGACAGACATTGAGCGTAATCAGATCCCGTTCGCGACAGTCCTCGCCCTGACCGAGACCGCCAAGCTGGTAAAGGCGCGGCTCGAAGGGGAGATGCGGACGGTCTTCGACAGGCCCACCCCCTACACACTCGATAGCCTCAGGCTGATACCTGCTACCAAGCAGAAGCTTGAAGCAAGGGTATGGATCAAGGATGAGGCTGACGGCGCGGCCCCTGCTACACGTTGGCTGACGCCTGAGGTGTACGGCGGTGAGCGTAACCACAAGCGTAGTGAAGGCTTGTTGCGAGCGCGGGGCATCCTGCCTGATGGCAAGTTCATTGTGCCCGGCAAGGGCATGAAGCTGGACAGCTACGGCAACATCAGTCGCGGCCAGCTCCAGAAGATCTTGTCAGGCCTCGGCGCGCAAGGCGACCGATTGCAGAACAGCACCGACAGCAAGCGCAGCATTGGCAACCGCGCCCGTTACTTCGTCATGAGGCGAGGCAGGGAGCCCATTGGTATCGCAGAGCGCACTGGCACCAAGCGAGCCAACGTACAGATTCTGATCGCGTTCACCAGCAAGCCCGGCTATGCGAAGACGCTCGATTTCCTCGGCATCGGGGAGCGGGAAGCTGAGACTCAATTACCCATCCAGTTCGCCAAGGCGTTCGACCGGGCGCTGGCGACGCGCAGGCGGTAGCGCACCAGAAAGGGGCGGGCGGCTAGAGGCGGGGAGTTGACGTGCTACAAAGGGTCCTTTTCGCCCACCCCCTGGGGTGAGGGTAATTCGAGCCCCGATTTTCCATTATTTATGACTTTTTTTGAGGGCGGGGCGGTTCCGGTTCCGGTTCGGGTGAAAAATGGCGAGTCAGATCGAAGTCGCAGCCCATCTGGACCTCACCGATCGTCAGATTCGAAATCTGGTTGCGGACGGCGTATTACCTGCTTCCAAGGGGCGCGGCGGGATGGATATCGACTCCTGCCGAGTCGCCTACATCGCCTATCTGCGCGGCCTTGGTAGCGGGCAGGTGAAACCGGAAGTCCCCCCTGTTGGAACGGAGGGGATCGACCCCCTGATCGAATACAAGCTCATGGAAGAGCGCCGAGGCCTGACAGCTGCTCAGCGGATCGGCCAAGAGAACAAGAACGCCGTTTCTGCCCGGCAACTGGTGCCCGTCGAATTCAGTACGTTTGCCCTGTCCCGCGTCGTTGAACAGATCGGCTCTGTGCTCGACACCGTCACGCACAAGGTGAAACGAAAGCACCCCGACATCGAAGTACGCCACGTCGAAGCCATGCAGCGGGAAATCGCGCTGGCCCGCAATATCGCCTCAGAACTGGGCGACAAACTGCCTGAGATTCTTGATGAGTACCTCGCCACCCTGGATGAATGATCTGCGTAAAGCGATCAAGGCCGGGTTGCAGGCGCTTTTTAAGGAGCCTCCACTTACGTGCGTGGACTGGGCTGACACACATTTCTATCTTTCATCTGAGTCTTCATACCAAGAAGGCAAGTGGGAAACCGCTCCGTTCCAGGTGGCTCTGCTCAACAGCATGGGCAACGACCTCATCATGTTTTTCAACCTGATGAAGTCCGCGCGCGTTGGTTACACCAAGATGCTCATGGCGAACATGGGCTACAAGGTTCAGCACAAGCGTCGGAGCGTGGCGGTGTTTTCGCCTACCGATCCCGACGCTGAAGACCTGATGAAGCAGCATATCGAGACGATGGTGCGTGACGTGCCTACGCTTCTGGATATTGCGCCCTGGTACGGGAAAAAGCATCGCGACAGTTCGCTCAGTTCCAAGCGCTTTCTGAACAAGAAGATGCTGTGGTGCAGAGGCGGGAAGGCGAGCCGGAATTATCGCGGTATCTCTGCCGATGAGGTGGTATACGACGAGCTATCCAACTTCGAGCAGAACGTCGACGGCGAGGGCGCCCCGACCTTTCTCGGTGACAAGCGTCTTGAAGGCGCCACGTTCAAGAAGTCGATTCGCGGCTCTACGCCCAAGATCAAAGGCACATGCCAGATCGAAAAGGCGGCGAACGAGTCGCCTTACCTGCTGCGATTCAACATCCCGTGCCCGCACTGTTCGAAAGAGCAGCACCTAAAGTGGGGCGGTAAGGATTGTGACTTCGGCATCAAGTGGGAGCGAGACGAGCACGGCGAAATTTCCAAAGCCTGGTATCTGTGCGAGCACGCCCAGTGCGTCGTCTGGTATCACGAGATGGTCGAGGCCGCCCATCAGGGACGGTGGATCTGCGAGAAGACCAGCATTTGGACTCGCGACGGTATCGATTGGTACGGCGCAGATGACGAGCTTCGCGCCACGCCGCGCAATGTCAGTTTTCACATCTGGACGGCCTACAGCACCTTTACCACCTGGCTGGAAATGGTCCTTGAGTTCGACAAGGTCAAGGACAACCGGGAAAACCTGATTGCCTTCGTCAACACCACACTGGGCGAAACGTGGGAAGACGATCAAGGCGAGAAGGTCGATTGGGAGTTGCTCTACGGGCGCCGAGAAGTTTACCCGCAGGTCCCGCCCCGCGGCCTCACGCTGATGGGTTCAATCGATACCCAGGACGACCGTTACGAGGGCAGGGTCTGGGCCTTCGGCCAGGGCGAAGAAGCGTGGCTGGTTGATAAATGGGTGCTGATGGGAGATCCCGCCAGCGAAGAGCTGCGTAAGAAGGTCAGACTCAAAATTCGCCAGCAGTACGTGCGCGGCGATGGCGCGAAGATGGGCGTTGAGCGCTGGTGCTGGGACTCCGGCGGTCACTACACCGACGAGGTGTACGCCGAAAGTCGCCTGCTTGGAGACACCTGGGTCATTCCAGTCAAGGGGGCGAACGTTCCCGGGAAGCCCATTGCCAACTGGCCGAAGTCGCGCAACGCCAAAAAGGTCTACCTGACCGAGGTTGGTACCGAGAACGCCAAAGAGCTGATTTACAGCCGCCTGAAAATTCAGCCGGACACATCGGGCGTTCCGGTTCCGGGCTGCGTGCACTTGCCGGCGAACGATGAGATTTGCGGCGAGGACGAGCTGAAGCAGCTCACAGCCGAAACCAAAGAACTGAAAATTGAGAAGGGCAAGCGGGTTTATCGCTGGACGGCCAAAGGCCGCCGCAACGAGGCGCTCGACTGCTTCGTGTATGCCTTGGCGGCGCTGCGCATCAGCCAGCACCGGTTTGGTCTGGATCTGGAAATGCTGGCGGGCGTTAAACGCCGATTGCCACAACGAGGAACCCGAAGCCGGGCCAGAGGATGAATATGAGCACATCTGTTCCGACCACTGCCGCGCAGGTTCGCCTTTCCGCCGTTCAGGAGGCCATTGCCAAAATCCTGAAAGGCGGTCAGAGCGTCCGGTATGGCGAGCGGCAAGTCACCCGGGCTGATCTGGGAACCTTGCGCAAACTCGAAAATGACTATGCGGCCGAGGTGGCTGCCGAAGCCAACCGCAGTCGCGGCCGCAACCGAATCAGCTATTTGAGGATCTGACATGGCTTGGTGGACACGTACCACTCCAGAAGAGCGGATGGTGCGTGAAGCCACGCGCGCCGTCTCCGGCCTGGTGCAGAGCCAGCCCCGCGCCCAGGGTGGCGGGGGAGGGAGTGAAACACGCTGGCGCGGTGCATCTAGGATGCTGCGCAGCATGTCGAGTTGGATTCCTTTTCTCGGCAGTCCGAACCGTGACCTCAGTTCGCCGGAGCGGAAAACGCTCGTTGCCCGATCCCGGGACGCGATGCGTAACCACCTCATCGCCCGGGCGGCAATTGTTCGGTCTCGCACCAACGTTGTGGGCACAGGGTTGATCTGCCGGCCCCAAGTCGACCATGTGGCGCTTGGCATGACTGAAGAGCAGGCCGACGAGTTCAACGCGCTGGTGCAGCGAGAGTGGGAGTTGTACGCCGGCGATCCCCGCGAGTGTGACGCTGAAGCAACGTTGAATCACTACCAGCTTCAGGCACTGGCATTGGTGTCGGCAATGGCTGGCGGTGACTGCTTTGTCGCTACGCCTTGGGCAGAACGTCAAGGCACGATCTACAACACGCGCCTGCAACTGATCGAGACGGATCGGGTATCGA